GTTTCCCAGTCACGATCTAGTTAGGTTATGGTAATGAGTAAAGAAGAAGTAATAGATATATTTTCAGATGAGTATTTGATTGACGAAAATACGGGTCAGCAAATTGATTTAGACAGTCTAGGTGAAAAAGAAAAATCATTTGCAAAAAAAGTTCTTGAAGATACTACAAAATTTATAGCCGACTCTGCTTCTGAAACAGGTATGGCTTTTACTTTCCCTGCGTCTACAGGTATAATGATATTCAACCTTGCATCACGAATAGCCGAGGGACCTGAAATACCTGATCCTAGCGTGGTAAATCTTTTTGTAAAAGAATTACAAAAACAAGAGTACAATACCCCTGATATCTATGGCGTAAATCCTACTGGTGCTGGTGCTTTTCTTACTGGCGCGATAGCTGGAGGTGGGGCTTATGTTGCTGCAATGGATAAAATTTTAAGAAGCAATCCAAAGTTGTATGGAAAATTAGCAGAAGCTTTTCCGTATTCTGTTGGTCAGCTGACTACAGGCATAAGAACTTCACTTGATAATGCATCTAAAATACAAAATAAAAAATTAACAAAACTACAAAAAGCTAAATCTATTGCAAAAGGTTTCGTTGCAAACGTGTTGCCCAACAAAAGCACCATGTTTAAACTTGCAAGAAACGCTGCAATACTAGGTTCTGCTGGCACAATTTATGTGCCTATAGCTGCTGAAGCTTTTACTACTACACCTACAGGTGATGCAACAATAACTGGCGCTGAAGATGATTTTTTTAGACAAATCACAGGCAGTAAAGATGTACGAAGAGAAAATTTCTTTTTTGATGATGAGAATAACAGACCATTACCTGGTTATGAAATATTTTTTAATAAACGAGAATTTGATGATGGCACTGTTAGTTACTCAGCAAGTCCCGATTTTAATAAAGCTGGTCTATTCTTCACAGGCACTAACCCAGATGGTGAGATCGTGCAGATAGATTATGAATCGTTAAGAAATGCTTTAGATGAACGAGATACAAAAAATCTTGTAAAGAGACTTAAAGATAAAGAAAAACAAGAGGCAAGAAGCAAAGAGTTTCAAGAAGCAGGCATTCCTAGAAAAACACAAATGATATTTGAGGATGTTGGTGAGTTTGTTAAAAACATTGGCGCAGTAAGAGCCATAGCTGATTTTCTCGATACAGGTAAAGATGCTGATGATGGGATAATAGATTTATATTCTTCAACTGAAGAAGGCATGGCTGAAGATGCAAAAGATAAAGCATTGAATGAGCAGTACATGCAAGAGAGATTGAACATAGGGCAAGCACCTTTTGTAACTGACCCAAACCCAAAATTTATGGGTATGAGTATGGGTGGTGACGTTGTATCAGATAATATTCTTGAACAAGCAAACGTCTTTGAAGATCCGTCATTACCTGAAGTAGAAGTAGCAAACTTGTTTGGTAAGGTCCCACTATGGGCCATACAAAATATTGATAAGTTTAAGATGCTTACGCAAAACTTATCTAAAGCAGAGAAAAAACAATTAGAGTCCTTAGAAAAAAAGGTAGGAACAATTGAAGAGGTCAATGTATCCAAAGATCCGTTGGACGAGAGCATCGGAGCAGTAAGTGATGATGTTGGAACTTCAGTAGTCGAACAGGCTGCAAAGAAACAAATTATTGATTCACCTGAATCCGCTGAGTCTGTATTTTACTCTAATCTTGAAGCACGGCTCATGGACCCTAACACACCTCCTGTCTTCAATAGTGTCGATCAGTTTTATAATTTTATGCAACAAAAGGGCATATCTAAGGCTGAGATAGAAGATAACATTTTAACAAATTACATTAAACAAGCACAAAAAAACAATACACCTTTAGCTAAAGGAGCAATGCTATCTATCGTGCGTCAAGCACCACAACGTAAGATTGAAACTGTTACTTATGGTTTTGGTGGTGACAAACCTGCTAAGTATCCTGGTTATCAAGAGCCAGGTGCAATTGATGGTTCATATCGTGAACAAGTTTTATATTTAAATCCTAGTGCTATACCTGGCGATCCAGATCAATTACCAGGCAGTGTACATGATTTTACTGAGAGGTACGTTATCGGTTGGTCGCGGCTCACGGACCGTAATGGAACAATACCAGGAGCTGAAGGTTTATTTACGGCAGCAGATAAAAAGATGTTAGCTACGTTAAGAAAGAATCAAACAAAACTTAACAATCAATTAGTGGGGCTAGAAACTTCAGCACTCAGAAAATTAGAAAGAGAGGGTTTAGTAGACATAGATCGTATTGATGATTTAACAGCAGATGAGATATCACAAATAATTAATTCACGTACTTCAGATTTAGAAAGAATAGATGAACCACTTCTGAAACAAATAAGACAGTTTAAAAGTAAAATGCAAGATGATTTAGTTAAAATTCAAAACCTTGATAAAATCCAATCAGGATCAAAAGTAATCGTGACATTTGCCGACGAGATACAATCAGACATACTACAACAAGCAAAGAAACTTGAATTAGATCTCAAAGAACAGATTAGTGATTTAATGGATTTGCCTTTAAATGAAAGAATGGCTAGATTAGCTAGAGACAGAGTTTCGTATCAAGGCAAAGCAAGAGAAGTGGAGCCGCAGGTTTTAGAATATTACACTAGAAACGAGACTATATTTAGACCAATGTTTAAAACTGCAGAGGATATGCAACAGTTTGTTGATGAGTTTAGATTAAACAAAAAAATATTTACAGATCTTGCAAAACAAGGACCATCTGTTGAACCACAGCTACTAGCCTCAGCTAAAAAAGCAGCGGCAAAAGAAAAGAAAATGTTAGAAGAGCTAGACATTGGTTTATCTGATGCAGCTTTGAAACAATTATTTCCAAACGTACCATTTAAAAATAGAATGGAATGGGGATCAGCTTTAATAAAACGTGACATCGCCCTGGCTGCAAAAAGATTGTATGTAGATAAAGATCCTAACGCCGCACAGTGGTATGCAGTAACACCAGCTAAATTTGTAAAAAATAGATACAGTCAAAGCGGTGGCACAAACACACCCATCAACGAAAGAACAAACTCTATGAAAGGTATAGGCACTGAAGAATTTTATGGTGGACCTGATAGCACCGATTTTAAAGGTAAACACTACACCTCTACTGTAGAAAAAATACTTAAAAGAGCTGCAAAAGATAACAATTCAGAGTTTAAAATTATTGAGGTTGATGGTGCTGGAGAAGTTTTTGCTATCAAGATTACACCTGAAATGTTATTACCACATAAAACTCATAGAAAAAGGGGTGGACTTGTGTATACTCCTGAGAGTATTATTGATATTTTTGAGGCAGCATAATGGCAGTAGAAAAACCCATAGGATTTGAACAACAACAAGAACAAGCTATTGAGCAACTTGTTGAGATACAAGGTAATGAATTTGCAGACGGTCTTACACCTAAAGTTGAAATGCAACAGGATGGTGGTGCTATTGTCGGAGATATAGAACAAAACATACAAACTGGTTTTGACATGAATATTGCTGAAGTATTAGATGATGATACTTTAAACAACATATCTAGTGATTTAAGACAAGCTCACGAGGACGATAAATCATCAAGAAAAGACTGGGAAGATTCTTACAAAAAAGGTCTGGACTTACTTGGTTTTAAATACGAAGAGCAATCTCAACCATTTCAAGGTGCGAGCGCTGTAACACACCCAATGTTGGCTGAAGCCATAACACAATTTCAAGCACAAGCTTACAGAGAATTATTACCAGCCAGTGGACCTGTTAGCACACAGATAGTTGGTAAAATTGATAGATCAAAAGAAGAACAAGCTCAACGAGTAAAAGAATTTATGAATTATCAAATCATGCACGTCATGGAGGAGTATGATCCAGACATGGATAGTTTGTTATTTTATCTGCCGCTTTCAGGATCAGCATTTAAGAAAATTTATTATGATGCTGGTTTAGGTAGAGCTGTGTCTAAGTTTATACCTAGTGATGATTTGTATGTGCCTTATCACACAACAGATTTAGAAACTGCTGAAAGAATTACACACGTTATTAGAAGAACAGAAAATGATATTAGAAAACTACAAGTGTCAGGTTTCTACAGAGATGTAGACCTAGCAATTTATGAAGATGAAACTGCTTTACAAGACAAAGAAAATAAACTTGCCGGTGTAACAAAAGTTCAGAGAAGCGAAGAGTATCAATTATTAGAAATGCATGTTGAATTAAACATTGAAGGTATTGATGCTGATGATGGAATCAAAGTTCCTTACATCGTTACAATAGATGAGGGCTCTAACAAAGTTTTATCTATTTATAGAAACTATAAACAAGACGATCCAAGAATGAAGAAAACACAATACTTTGTTCATTACAAATTTTTACCAGGTTTTGGTTTCTACGGTTTTGGATTAATTCACATGTTAGGTGGTTTATCAAGAACGGCAACAAGTGCACTTAGACAATTGTTAGATGCTGGAACTTTGTCAAACTTACCTGCTGGATTTAAAGCTAGAGGCCTTAGAATACGTGATGATGATTCACCTTTACAACCAGGAGAGTTTAGAGATGTTGATGCGCCAGGCGGTAGTTTACGAGAAGGACTTGTTCCCTTACCTTACAAAGAACCTAGCGGTACTTTATTTCAACTATTAGGTTTTTGTATAGAAGCAGGTTCTAGGTTTGCAGCAATAGCTGATCAAAAAATTGGTGACGCAGCACAAGCTGGTGCACCTGTTGGGACTACAATGGCTTTACTAGAACGTGGTTCTAGAATTATGAGCGCTATTCATAAAAGATTACACTATGCTCAACGCATAGAATTTAAGTTATTAGCTAAGATTTTTGCCGATGATTTACCACAAGCTTATCCTTACGCTTTGAGTGGTGAGGGAATGCAAATGATGAAGGCCGAAGACTTTAGTCCTGAGATAGATATTATACCAATATCCGATCCAAACATCTTTTCTATATCGCAGAGAGTTACACTAGCTCAAACGCAACTACAATTAGCACAAGCTGATCCTGCGTCTCATAACATGTATGAGGCATATCGCAGAATGTATCAAGCACTTGGCGTTAAAGATATTGATGTTTTGTTACCAGTGCCTTCTGGACCACAACCAACTGATCCAGGAATGGAAAATGCTGGTGCTTTAGGTGGTGGATCACTGACAGCTTTTAGAGGACAGAATCATGGAGCTCATATTGCAGCTCATCAGATCGTGACTGGGAAAA